CCGAAAGACATTGACGGCGATCCTATTGATATACCAGGTAATTCGATTGGTGGTACTGGTGAGAATTACGAGAGATGGTATGGTGATGATTCCGTTCGCATTGGTGAGTATTTCGTACGAAGCAAAAAGAAAAAGTCTATCACACAGCTAAGCAATGGCGTTGTCGTTGATAGTGATTCGATTACAGACGAAGAAATAGCACTATACCAGCAGCAAGGTATCACGCCGGTTAAGACTCGAGAAGTTAAAGCCGATGTAATCGATTGGTACAAGTTGACCGCGTTCAAAATCCTTGAGCATAGCGTTTGGCCGTCTAAGTATTTCCCTGGAATACCAGTCTACGGTGAAGAAGAGAATATTGAGGGTAAAACATGGCACAGGGGGATCGTGAGAGCGGCTAAAGACCCTCAACGCATGTATAACTACTGGAATAGTGCCGCAGCCGAAACAATAGCACTGCAGCCAAAAGCGCCTTTCTTAGTGACTGCAAAGCAAATCGCTAACTCCAAACAGTTTTGGAACCAAGCAAACACGGCCAATTTACCATACTTGCCTTATGAACCCGACGGAAGCGCCCCGCCTCCTCAACGATTAGCCCCGCCAACTATGCAAAGCGGTATGCTACAGCAGGCAGCGATAAGCGCTCAGGATATCCAGCAAGCAACGGGTGTATTTGAGGCTAGTACAGGTCAACTACCAGAACAGCGTTCAGGGGTAGCGGTGGAGGCTCTACAGCGTGAAGCAGATTTGGGTTCAAGTCAGTTCATGGATAATCTAGCGGGCTGTATAGAGCACACTGGGCGCGTTATTCTCGATCTAATACCAAAGTACTACGACACACAGAGAATTGTCAGGCTTCGCGGTGAAGATGATTCAGTCAAGTTCGTTGAAGTTAATAAGCCAATGCTTACGCCCGACGGCATGAAAATACAAAACGACCTAACGCGCGGCAAATATGATGTGCGTGTAGGCGTTGGGCCATCATACAAAACTAAGCGACTGGAAGCGGCTAGCAGCATGGTAGAACTCGCACGGGTATTCCCTCAAATATTACAAGTTGCGGGTGATCTTGTTGCTAAAAATCTCGATTGGCCTGGAGCTGATGAAATTGCGGAACGACTCAAGAAACTATTACCTCCGGGCATCGCTGAAACTGATGAAGATGATCCAGCAGCACAAGCAGCCCAACAAGCGCAACAGCAGGCTCAACAACTACAGCAAGCACAGATCCAGTTGGAAATGTCGGAAAAACAAGCTAAAATAGAAAACATGACAGCAGATACGGCAAATAAAAAAGCCGTCGCTGTTAAAAACTTGACAGAAGCACAGCAGAATGATTTTGAGAATGCAATACAAACCGCAGAGCTAGCGGCAAGTAGCGGAAATCAAGATTTAATGAACAGAGCACTAAACGATATTATTGGCCTTATGGGCCAAAGAGCACCAGAGCCTACCGCAGGCATTGCGGGTTAAAATTCGTGGAGACGTACTTAAATGAAAATTAGAGAAACTAAATGGATAGATGATGGGGTGTCTGTAGAGGATGCAATAAAAGAGCTAAGCAAGTATATGGGGCTTGGTGCCAGGATAGAAATACCGTACGACGGCTGCTCCTCTATAGGTATTGAGTACGAGCGCGAAGAAACGCCGACCGAAAAGGCGTTAAAAGCAGAAGAGTTAAAGCGCAACGAAGAGTTGGCTTTAAGAGATAGGGATATTTTACAAGAATCCCATAAAAGATATTACAGAAGTTTATATGGTGCGCTTGCCGCAATCGGCAGTATTTAATAAAAACCTTACCAGTTAGGTTAACTGGGTAAAATCGTGGGAACGTATCTATGTTAGAAGATCAATCAGCAGAGATCGAAAACACTGCTAGCCAAGATGAGATTGTGGAGTCGTCAACCACTACGGAAACTGAAGTCAATATTGATGACAGTAGCGCAGCCGAAACACCAGAAGAGGCAAAAAAGCCTAATAAAGTGCAAGAGCGTATAAACCAATTAACTCGTGAAAAGTACGAAGAACGGCAAAAGCGAGCGGAGCTAGAAAAAAGGCTTGAAGCCCTTGAATCTAAACCCGCGCAAGAAGAAAAAACGGTAATAGCAGCGCCGAATGAAGAGGATTTTGATAATTACTCCGAGTTTGAACGAGCGAAAGAGGAGCACATAGCAAATCGAGCAGCTCAGGCAGCGTATGACCGTTTAAAAGCAGAAGAGAGCACAAAAAGCAATGCAAGTTTAGAGCAATCAAGGCAAGCAGAGCTACAAGCAAAAAAACAAGCGTTTGACCAGTCGGTTGAAAGTAAGCGCGGGAACTTTGCTGATTTTGATGAAGTTGCGTATGGGCACGAGTTCATGGATTTAGATCTAGCTGAACAGATCTTTGAAATGGATAAAGGGCCAGAGGTAGCTTATCATTTGGGTGCGAACTTAGATGTTGCTGAAAAGATCTTTAGTTTAAAGCCAGTTCAAAGAGCGCGAGAGTTGACGAAATTGGAGTACGGCCTAAAGGCGTTACAGCCTAAAAAAATAAGCAGCGCTCCAGATCCAATTGCACCAATCGGCGGCACCGATAAGTCTGGCAATAAATCTCCCGAGGAGATGACAGACGCGGAGTGGCGGAATTGGCGTAATAACCAAATAAACTCTAGGAATAAACATGGCTAATACACTTTTAACATCCGATGTAATCACGCGAGAGGCTCAACGCATCTTGCACCAAAAATTAAACTTTATCGGTCGAGTTAACCGATCTTACGATGATTCTTTTGCTAAGTCTGGCGCCAAAATTGGCGACACTCTACGTATTAGATTACCAACCCAGTACACTGTTACTGATGGCGCCACAATCGCTGTTCAGGATTCAGTGCAACAAAATACAAGCTTGACAGTAAACAACCGTAAACACGTCGCTATGGACTTTAGCGACGAAGAGTTAACGCTTGACATTGATAACTTTTCACAGCTTCACTTGGAACCAGCGATGGCAGTTTTAGCGGCTAACGTTGAATCTGACATGTTGCAAAACGTCTATAAGAACGTCTACAACCAAATTAACAACGTTGGTTCTGATCTTACTTATAAGCTCGTAGCTCAAGGCCGTCAAAAGCTTGTGGATAACTTGGCGCCAATGGATAACACCATAACGGCGGCAATGAACACAGAAGATACAGTCGATTTAAATGATGCTGTTAAAGGTCTGTTTAATCCACAGACAACTTTGAGCGACCAGTATCGCGAGGGCATGATTGGCCGGCAGTCTGGCTTTACATTCTACGAAAACACATTTATGCCTCGCCACGCTAGCGGCACCGACGATGGCACTGGTGATTACCTGACTAATCAGGTTGTAGCACAAACCGGATCAACGCTTGTTGTTGATACCGGCACTGGCACAATGACAGTCGGTGATATTTTCACTATTGCCGGCGTAAATCGCGTTCACCCTGAAACTAAGGTTGATACTGGCAAACTACAGCAATTCGTTGTAACGGCAGCGGTTGGAGCTTCGGCAACAAGCATAAGCTTCTCCCCCGCTATAGTAGCAACCGGCGGTCAACAAAACGTTACTAATGGCGCGGCCAATAACCAAGCTGTTACTAAAATTGGTGGCGCCTCAGCTTCGCACGATATTTCACTTGGCTTTCACCGCGACGCATTTGCTTTTGCGACTGCTGACTTGGCGCTACCTGGCGGAATGGACATGGCGAGCCGTAAAGTTCAAGATGGTTTGTCTTTGCGATTTGTTCGTGGCTTCGATATCAACAACAGTACGTTCGTTAGTCGTTTCGATATCCTTTACGGTTACGCTACGATCCGCCCACAACTTGCCTTCCGTTGGGCGAATAACTAGGAGTAATTAGTATGTCATTAACACAATTAGGCACAAACTCAGTCGAGGGCTGTATAGCTCCAGGTTTTCATCGTGAAGTTATCCAGAGCATTGGAACAACAGAGCGACAATTAAAGCCGGAGGAATCAGGTTCTTTGGTTCTTTTTGACGCAGCTAGTCAAATAACTGTACGGCTACCAACACCAGTTGCGGGGATGTATTTTGATTTCTTGTGTACA